AAGGACAAAGTCAGTTAGTTCTGCTTTTGATTTAATGGCCGAGGCCGTTTCGAGAGTAAAAGACCCTACCGTCAGGGCTTCGTTTGCTTCTGCTGCGTTTGGTGCGAGGGCAAAAGAGATTACCTCTTTACTTATGCAAGGTTCTAAGGGCGTTGAGAAGGCACGCGAAGAATATCGAAAGTATGCTTCGGATACGAACACATCCGCAAATGCTATTAAAGAATTTCATCACAACCAACTGCTTTTAAACACGTCTTTGGATTCTTTGAAAAATTCTATCGGTATTGCCGTGATTCCTGCTTTATCAAAAGTAATGGATTCAATGTCCGAATGGATTTCACAGAATAAAAAGATGATTAAAGAAAATATCTCAGAGTATATAAAAGACTTTGCCGGGGCTTTTCTTTTTGTAATTAAACATCTGAATATAATCATTCCTTTAGTAGTTGCCTATACATCGGCTTTAGTATTTTTAAAAGTCGCTACGGTTGCATGTAGAACATTTACTTTATTGGCTACGTCTGCAACATGGGCTTTTACTTTAGCTACTGATTTGGCTTCTATTTCTCAAAATGGATTAATGTTAGCCACTTTAAAAGGGACTGCTGCGATGAAATTAGCTACTGCATGGATTTGGTTAACCTCTGCCGCTACGTGGGCATGGACGGCTGCATTATTAGCTAATCCGATTACGTGGGTAGTCGCTGCTGTACTTGCTTTGGGTGCTGCTTTATATTTTACTATAAAATATTGGAAAGATGTTACAGATGCAGCCGAAAGATGGTCTAATTCGACAAATTGGTTTATACATAGTGTTGGAGTTGGACTAAAAGGATTAACTGATAGCATTTCTGGCGTTGGGACAATATGGGATAATATTACAAAGTCATTTAACGATGGTGGATTTTTAGCAGGATTAAACAGGATTTGTGCGTATATCATTGCAAACGTCATACAACCAATAAAAGAACTACTTAGTTTAATTAGTAAAATACCTGGATTTGGATTTGCTGGAGATGCTGCAAAGTCACTTCAAAAATACCAAGATTCATCAACAGGAAATGAAAAACCAGTCAATAAAGATGCTTCTATAATCACTCAGAAAAAGATACTTGAAACAAATTCAAGTCAAAACGTACAGATAAATATTGATGATTCTACAGGTCGGGCAAGGGTAGGAGGAAATACATCGGCTATACCGGTTCTTATAAACAATACTAAAAGCTTCGACTGGTATGGACGTAAAGATTAAAGAAACGGGCTCAGGGGGTGATTTAGTCTTTGAAAATGGAGATATACAACTCACATCGGAGGTTTATAATCAACCTTACTTATCCCATTTTGGGGGGAACAAAGAACAAACTACTCCTGAATACATAGAAGGCACTGAACGACTTGATTATTGGGCTAACGCATTATTTCTACCACCAAACGAACAACTAAATTCGGCATTTGAAAAGATGTTAAATGAGACTGAGTTATCAAGTTCTGGCAGAATAAAATTAGAGCGTGCAGCATCGGAAGATTTGGAATTTTTATCAGGATTTGCAGATACAACATCTTCGGTTAATATCACATCAGTAGATAAAATTTTACTATCTGAAACTGTAACAAAAAACAATAACGAAAACTTTACTTACATTTGGAGTGAAGCAAAAGACGAAATATTATGACAACATCTCCATCTTTATCAGATTTATACAGTTCAATATCATCCAATTTTAAAAGGGAATTTGATATACAAGATGAGAACGACCTAAAAAGGGTATTGACAGCAATAGCCTCGTCTGACGCAGGAATGCTTAAGATATTCTATTTAGCTCTTTTAGATGTGCAGAAAAATATCCTTCCAGACTTAGCAGATAACGAAGCGATGGGAGGGACACTTGAAAGATTTGGGCGTTTGAAGTTAGGGCGTGACCCAAACCCAGCTACACAGGGCAGATATTCGTTAACTTTTACAGGTGTTTCGGGTACTACGCTACCAATCGGTACGCAGTTCGTAAATAAAGTAACGAATAAATACTACACAACAGATGCATCAGTCACTTTGTCCGGGGCAAGTGGAACTATAACCATATTATCTGATAAATCAGGATTAGACACCTTACAAATAGGAGATACTCTTTTTTCAGTAAATACTATCATAAATATTAACTCGCAAACCACGGTAGCATCCATTGTGAGTATAGCTTCAAATTCTGAGGATTTAGAGGATTATAGAAAATTAATAAATCAATCTTATAGATTAGAACCGAACGGAGGTAGTGCATCGGATTATATTTTTTGGGCTTTGGATGTACCATCGGTAAGAACTGTTTATCCATACACGTCCGCTCCGGGGATGGCAAATATTTATGTCGAAGGAATTACGGGCAACGGAACAGTTTTGCAATCAATTTTGGATTTACTTTGGAAATCATCCGATAAAACAGGAGTATTCGAGCAAGACCCCGACATCACGCTATCAGATTACGAGCGAGGTCGCAGACAGCTAGGTTTTACAGATTTAAACTTAATGTCTGTAACTGCTTTACCGGTAGTCGTGACGATAACTAATTTAAAAGACCAGTCATCAGGTGTAACAGCATCGATTCAGAGTGAAATTTCAAGCATGTTATACGATAAACGACCTTACATTTCTGGAGTAGGAGATATTAATAATAGAAATGATACTCTTTATTTTAGAGACGTTGTTTCGGCTTTAGATAATGCTTTAACCAACGGGAATACTTATGATGATGTTAGTGTGACGGTTAACGGTTTATCTATTCCATTTCAGTTTTTAAATGGGAATATCCCAACTTTAACAAGCGTTGTTTATGCTTAATTCTACCGATATAGTAAAACTTCAAAAGCAACTTTTACCAAATGGGAGGGCTTTTTCAGTAGGAGAAGGAACGGTATTTTTGAGCCTTTTATCCTCTTTGGCTATCGAGCGACTTAATGCCATAAATTCAGGACTAGGTATCTTAAATCAAATAATACCCGATAATAACTATTTTACCACGGACGATGCAACGAGATTAGAAAATTTACTTGGTATTTACTCTGAGGAATCAAACACTTTAGAAAATCGTAAATTAGCAATTTATCGCAAATTACAGTTCCCTACAAACGTAAAAGGTAGGCAGCATAAAAGCTACCTTCAATACCAACTAACTCAGGCAGGATTTAATTGTAAAATATACGAATGGTCGGATATTAAAGACTTAGTCTTAAGCACAGAACATTCTTTAGACACAGAACATTCTTTAGACACCGAGCATATATCTTTACTTTTCCCTAGTTATAACCAAATAATTGCAAAATATATAGAACCTGAAAAAGAAGATTCGTTCTCTTTGACTCTATCGAATGCAGTTAATGTTTTTTGGATTTCAAGCAGTGATTTTAATACTCCGATGACTTTACCCGCAAATAGGGTAACTGAATTTAGAAATATAATTTTACACATTAAGCCACTTTATACGGTTGGTTTAATTAAAGCCATAATATCATGAGAAAAACAAGCTCTTTACCTAATTCCATAGCGGACTCAACAGCCTTCCCGTTCGGGGCGATACAAGACAAAGCCACAGGGGTAACAGGTACTCCAGTAATTGAAGCCACATATTCAGACTTTATTCAAAATCTTTGGCATTTTGTAGCTGCGGCTGGAATAACTCCAAATGGACTACAAGATAATGTAACTAACGGATTTCAACTAGCAAAAGCTTTACAGGTAATTTTAGAACCAGTCGGAAGCGTACGAGATTGGGCTTCTTCGGCTTCGTTTCCTCCGGGATATGTAGCTAGAGATGGACGGTCATTGAGTAAGACTACATATCCTGATTTATTCTTAATAATAGGATATACTTATGGGGGCTCAGGTGATAATTTCAATATTCCAAATTCAATTGATAAATTTATCGTAGGTGCAGGCAATGCGTATTCAGTAGGTGCAACAGGAGGCGAGGCGACACATATTTTATCTTCTACTGAAATGCCATCTCACTCGCATAAAATGGTGGCAAACGACCAAAGTTCAGCACATAGCCCATCAGATTATCCAACTCAATATCTTCAAAAAAATAGCGATAACAGAGCTGGAAATAATGACTATAATTTACAGGTAGGTACAACTGCACCAACATTGACACCAACCGAAATCGTCGGAGGTGGAGGAGCGCATAACAACTTACCACCATATCAAGCAATGACCCCGATAATTAAAATACAATATGTTTAATGTTAATACATCAAGTTTAAACCGATTAACCGTAGAGCTTAAAAACTTACATAAGGCAGCTTTGCCAAATACGGTTCGATTTACTCTTAATGATTTGGCGTTTGACGTAAAAAAAAATACACTTATAAAAGGTCTTCATGACACCGATATGAAGATAAAAAGTGATTCATTTTTCAAAAAATATTCGGGCGTAGAAAAGGCTACTGGATATGACGTTGATAAAATGTATTCACAGGTTGGTATGATGCCATCCTTAGGTTCTGGGAAAGCAGATAGGACTATTCAAAGAATGAAAGAACAGGACGAAGGAGGTTCATTAAAACACTCGTCTATAGCTTTAGATTCAGCGAGGGGAACGCTTAAAAAAGGAAACTCACGAGCGAGAAAAGGGAATGAAAAAAGAGTCCGTGAGGATGCGATGCGGAAAAACCTTTATTTTTGGGGAAAACCTTTACAATTTGGCGATAATCAAGGATTAATCAAGGCTGTAACAAAATCGAAAATAACAACTGGTGGAGGTGGAAAAGGGAACGTAATTTTATACGGAAAATATATTTATGAAATAATAGGATTTGACCACATAGGAGAAGGAAAAAGGCATGAAAAGATTAAAATACATCTTCAAAGACTGTATTCTTTTAAACAAAATAGACAAGTTCACTTAAAACCTAAACATTTCACACAAAAATCTGGGCTTTTGACGATGAAAAAAGCGGAGGAGATTTTCAGATTGAACGCTTCTAAACAATTAGCAAAATGGCAATGAATTGGCAAAATAAACTAAATAACGTAAAATTTCAAATTATAACCTACGGGAATATTTCGTGGTATCCGTTTCTTATAACTAAATTTGAAAAAAATATTGAGTTTAACGGGACTCAATATGACTACATAGGTAAGCCCGGTTCATTCTTTGTCCGTAAGCAGCCAAAAGGACGCTCTTTTCCTTTGGAATTTGCCTTTCAGGGAGAAGCAAATCAAGATGATGCCTACTTATTTGAGCAAGCATCGCGTAATAGTTCGTCTGCTTGGACAATTATACACCCTTTTTATGGTAAAATATTATGTCATCCACTTTCCTTGATGATGGATAGTTCAGGGCTTAATTCCACCGTAATAAAATGTCAAGTAATTGAAACAACTGTACCAACTAATCAAAAGTACAATGTACCATCAAGGGTAAAGGTTGAAAATTTAGCTTTATTGGTGAATAAAAACGCACTTGCTTTACTTAAGACATCGCCTATAAATCTGCACATAAATGCTAAAGACTTACAAAAAGCGGTAAAACAGACTACAATAGTTGGAAACATCGTTTCTACAGTTACTAAGCTGGATTCTGAATATAAGAGCTATAAAAAGTTTATTTCAGTAGCGACAAACGAGCTAAATAACTATAGTGCAATAACTGAAACTTACCTGACATCTATTCAAAGCTTAATCTCCTTACCATCTATAGTAGCTTCAAATATAGGCAGTCGCATAAATTGCTTAGAAAGTTTGTTGACTTCAACTTATAACAGTATTTTAGGAGTCTCAAAACCAACGTATTTTCAAAATATATTTTACAATTTATTAGGCGTAATTTGTGTGTCGAAAATAGCAAGCTCTTTGACAGTTCAAAATGCAGGTGATTTTCAAACTCGGTCAGATGTTTTGTTTTATATCAATAAGTTACAGGCTGATTATGGTAGCTTTTTGACAGGATTAGCAGGATTAGAAGATGTGGATTATACACCAGATCACGATTTAATGTTTTCGCTTAACGAGCAAGTTAATAATACGTGTTTTTATCTGTATTCGATACTTTTTGAAGCAAAACAAGAGAGGACTTTTTATTGTGATAAAGACACAAATGTTATTTTATTGGCTCATAGGTTTTACGGGCTAGCATCAGAAGAAAATATTAAGACTATCAAAGAGAATAACAAAATCGGGATTTCCGAATTATTTAATATTAAAAAGAATAGAGCGATTCTATATTATGTATGATAGTTTATATCAACGGAATAAAAAAGACTGACTTCTTAACTCAAGAGGTGAATTTGAATTACGATTCAATTTGTGATACATTTTCATTTTCTATGCCTTATTTAGGAGAGTCAATTTTTGCACCATTAAACTATTATCCGGTTGATATTTTTGATGATTCAGGGAAACGAAAGCTTTTAACTGGAGTTATTTTAAATAGCCATTTTAAAAGTAACTCAAACGCCAACGAAATAACGATTTCGGGGTATTCTAAGACTGGAATTTTGGGTGATTGCCCAAATATACCGGATGGGGTTAAAACAGGAGAGCAAAATAGCGAAACACAAAACAATGACCCGCTAAATGTTGAATCAAACGGGGCAAGCTCAAATTTTGGGAATATCAGCTTACTAGAGTTAACAAAAACGCTAATTAAACCTTTTGGAATAAGCGTTACCGTTGATGACATTGTAAAAGATAAAGTTAATGAAGCCTACGAAAGTACAACAACAACTTTAGATGAGTCTGTTTCCGCTTATCTTTCTAAATTAGCCACATTAAAGAACGTAGTTTTAAGGGGAAATGCTTACGGAGAGATTATCTTCACACAGATAGATGATTCTGCAAATCCTGTAGTGAAATTTCAATCAGGTATTGATCCTTTAATTGAGATGTCGTTAGAAGTTAACGGACAACAGATGTTTAATCAGATTCATATATCTGGTAGAGCAAATTTAGACGCCGATGTTGATAAAGACAGCGTAATGAGTGGAGAGGGAGAATTAATCATTAACCCGCTTGTAAAACTGGCTACTCGTCAGACTTTAAAAGTACAAGGTACTGAAATAACACTGATAAAGGATGTTGCGAAAGCGGCTTTGGCGGATGAACTTAAAAACATAACTGTTAGCATTGAAATAGTAGGGCAGAAATTACAAAAAGAGGAAGATGATAACGGGAATATCATTTTAACCGAGCTTATTCCGGGTGATTTAGTCGATATTTATGCCCCTGATATTTTCATTAAAAAAAGCACTAAGTTCATGATACGGTCAATAGTTTTTAAGGAAAATGCAAAAGAAAGAACACAATCAATTAAGTGTGTTTTGCCTGAGACGATGACTGGTAATACTCCAAGTTTAATTTTTGGATAATGGATATAATACAAGTAAAATCAACAGCTTTAACGAATGCAATACGATTTATTAAGAATAAATTTTCGTTAGATGCTCACGATTCAGTACAGATTGCCCCATTTGGGGATGATTCTGTCCCACTTCCAAACATTAAAGGGATTAAGAGCAAGACAACAACCGATGCAATTCATGTTATACTTGGTTATTTTAATAGAAATTTAAAGGCCAATCCGGGAGAAAAAAGACTTTATTCATTAAAAGAAGATGGTACAGAAAGCGCTTATTTGTATCTTAAAAATAATAGTTCTTTTGAGTTGGGGTGTTCGGATGGGTTCTTGATGCAATACAACCCAGATGACAAAACTTTAAATATAAATTGTGATTTAATTGTGACTGGAAATATTAAAGCAACTGGCGAAGTTACAGCAATTAGTGAGACTTTACAAATTAATCTATCAACTCATAAACATACATCGCCAGCGGGTCCAACTGGTTCACCTATACCGACAACATGAGTGCATTAGATGATTTAAAAACAGCATTAAAGGCGGCATTTACTCGTGAGATTACTGAAACTAATCAAGAGGATGCTATAAATAACTTATCGACTGATATAGCTAACGCAATCGCTCCGTATGTTGCGAGTGGGTCGATAAGCAAAGACGTTAATAACCTGACTTATTATTATACTAAAACACAAAGCGACGCAAGGTATAGGATGAAGAAATTCCAAATTCCATCCGATGGAATCACAGATGACAACACAGGCATAATATCAGGGACTTCAACTTTCAATTTACCGACTGATTTTGACCCTGCTTCGGCTAATTTTGTACAAGATGGGAGTATGTTAGCTCAATACACAATAAATACAGGCGTTACACCCAAAACAATTACATTTAATTTAGTTCCTTTAGCAAATACATGTTTCTTATTTTATTATAGCTTATGAAAAAACTTATTCTATTATTATTCTTTCCTTTATTCGTAACGGCTCAAATTCAAATGAGCCAAGTATCTGGGTTAATACCCAAACTAAACTCAAAACAGGACTCAATAACACGAGGCACAGGGTTTTTAAAACGAGTTGGATTGGCTTGGAGTTATGACTCATCAACTTACTTGACTACCGAAACAGACCCAACTATTTACTCATGGGCAAAAGCATCTACCAAGCCAAATTATTCATGGTCTGAAATCGCA